ATCCGATAAACGTGCGATATAAGGGTCTATTTCCATATCAAGGTTATAGTTTACCACCCTACGCTTATAATGGTCGTAAAACGCTTGTATTGCATTCGTATACCACTCCACCGCATCATACGGCATCTCGTTATCGTTATAGTGTTCTACTTCCAACTCAGGAAACGTAAGTAGCATCCTGTCAACGAATCCGTTATCCTTGTTCTCATCGGTATAGAAGGTATTGAGTATCGAAGGTTGTATACCACCAAGTACAGGAATCAATGGACGTTCAACAAATGAACCAACCCTTGACATCCGATTAAACGATACAGGCGAACCTGACCAAGTACTCAACCAAAACTCCAAGTCAGAACCCTCACGATACTTATTCATATCCTTGAACCAACCATTTAACTCATCCTTGAACACACCGACTGCGTTCTTCGATTGCTCGTGCAAGTCAACAAGTGCCTCAAGAGTGATGTCATTAGCTATGAACTGCGTCTTAACTGGCTTAGGAACATCCTCTACTTGCTTCTTCTCAGCTTCACTTGACTTGGAGTATACGGCATACTTCTCAGCGTGTTTAAGGTAAGACTTAATCTCTTTGGAGTTAATCTTCATCAAGGGATGGATGATGTTCTTAATACTCGGTGTCTTACCAAGTCCTGCCTTACCAACAACCGCTATCCATACGTTGGCAGTCTCAACCCATCCACGTTTAACTTCGATGTGTATAGAGTTCCCAACTACAATAGATGTCACCCATAACATAGAACAACCCATATAATCAATGCTACTATCAAGGGTGTTGTTGCACTCAATCATATAGTTCTGAATAGGTGCAGGGAAGATGTCAATAGGAAACTTTAAGTCATCAGTATTGATACTTGTCTTAATGCGATTCTCAGGTAATGGTTTCACGATCCGTGAGCCAAATCCCTTAGAGTATAACTCCTTACCTGCAACACTCATATTCCCATTGTGATACTTGTATGCGTATGCGATGAACGGAGTAATTAGTTTCTCGTTTGGATAGATAGTTCCAGTTGAGAATAGAAACATACAACCACTATCCTTGTACACATATCCTGACTGAGAAGATTCTGCTCCGTGTCGAAGGATAATATCGTGCTTGGATAACTTACGAACTATCTTAAAGTCCTCACCAATGATGTCATAGATTGAAGTCTTCTCGTTATAGTCTTGCCACGGAGTAATGTTAGTTGCATCGTACTCCTTAGCTACCTTCTTATCAGGTTGCAGTTGTTCGGATTGGTCAACGTAATTGTAAGTACGGCAGATTGACCATAAGATGCGTCTATCTCTCTCGCTAATCGTTTGGATAGATAGATAGTCTAACTTAGAGATTTGATTGTCATAAACAACCACATAGCCACCAATACCACGAGATTCAATGATGCACTCTTTATGTCCTTTGAGTTTGGCTATCTTAGAGTTACCTTGAATAGTATCGCACTTGTAAAGGATATGGTATCCTTGATTCTTAGTCTTGTAGATGACGAACTTACGATGAAAGTCATCAATGTTATCTTTAAGGTAGGAATGTAGTTCGTGCCAAAATTCCTCTTGTTCAGGAAGTGTGGGGAATACTTTTAAGTCAACATCTATAACTTCAAGGTTGTTATACCCTGTAAGGATGCCTATTATCTCAGTTTTCGCTGATGTTGTTTCGCCATTATATGCCTTAGCCATCTCAGGCTTCGTGATAGGAGTTGTTTGATACTCCTTCCAAGTGTGCATATTAGGTTTCTTGTTTGCAGATGCGGTTATAAGGCTAAACCCTGTGTCAAGTAATCGGTAACATCTATCTAATGTAATCATATTGTGTACGTTTTTTATATACGTTAGTGAAAAAAATCAGGGAAGTAACGTATAACTTTTACGGATTTGCCGTCCAACCTGATTGTGCAAATGTAAGAGATTAATATTAGAAAGGAAGAGAATCCCCTAATGGATCACTCGGTTGCACCACTTCCGCTTGAACTGTCTCAATGTGCTGACCACTACCTTTAGCCTCTATTCTCCAAGCCTCAAGCGAATTGAAATACGATGTCTTACCATCCTTTTCCCAAGATTTGCCACGAATATTGAAGTGAACCGTGACAACTTGTCCCGTGTTGAACTTGTCCAACAAAGGACATTTGTCTTGCGTCAATTGGAATTGAAGATACTGCGGATACTCTCCATCAGTTTGAAGGATGAACTCACGCTTGGTGAACTTGTCGGATACTTGTACCGAATCTCGTTTGATTAATAGCCGACCATCGGCTGTGTACTTTTCTGTACTCATTGTATATGTGTTGCTGAATCACAGCTTGTTTATGTGTTATGTGTTTGTTTTGCGATATGTTAGGAGAAATGCCAAGCGACACCCTAAACCTTTGGCGACTTTTTAAGGAACTCAATTTCTTCTTTAATATCCATCATAGAATTATATTCTAATTCGACTTTTAAAGAGTTGATGATTTTCCCTGCTGTGTTGGCTAATTCCTTGCCAACATTCAAACCCATTTTACCAGCTTTCATTTTAGTGTAATTATCACTAAGGCTTGTTCTTAATTCTGTGATGTTTTGCATAATCTTTGTGTTTTAATTATTAATCTTTGTGTTTCTATTAATTCAGGATATTGTCTTATAAATTCCGCTTTTTTACCTATTCTTTTTGATAGAGTATAAATAACGTAGCAGTCTTTTAATTCTTCACGCATCTTTTTATCTGTTGCGTTTTGCCATTTTCTTACTTTGTCTTTTGGTTGTGGATTGTCTTTATTATATTGAAGTCTATGTTCTTTATTTTTTATGTCCCAATCTTTTTTCCATTGTTTTACTTTATCTGCATTTTCTTTTTTGTAACATTTTTTATATTCAGTAACATATTCTTTATTTTTTTCTTCCCATTCCTTTTTTTTAATAGTGCTATAACCTTCATTTTTTTCATTCCATTTTTTACAAACAGAATATCTACATTTTCTGCATTGGCTGTGATACCTTTGTTTTTTTGTTCCGTCTTTTCTTTTATGTCCAAAAACAATAGGGAAATCATTTATGCTTTTTTCAATATTACATTTTGAACAACACTTGAAAGGCACTTCTGCTAACATCGGTTTTGCAAAAGCAAGGGCTTCGGTGGTGGTATCAACATTTGTATTTCTATCAATCATTTGTGCTAATTTTAAAGTTTAGTGTTTCTAATCCCTTGCATTCGCAAGTCTGCAAACCGTTATGCGCACCGCACTATCTCAAACCTACTTATAATACACGCATCGCCACTATACCTCCTACGAGGCTCATACAACGATGTTTTCAAGTTTGGCGCATTATGTCTTAGCAAGGTAACAAATCTCTCGTAAAGAGCATCTTGTGTGTCTTTCATATTATTCACAACTTTAAGTGAATTGATTATTGTTGTGTGGTCACGATACGAAAGGAATCTACCAATCTCGGAAAGGTTATAACCATTCTCGTAAGCTATGAAACAAAACAAATGTCTTGCCGTTGCGATGTCAAAAGTTCCTCGACCACTACCTTGAATTTTCTTAATGGGGATGTTCAACCCAGTTGCGATGTCTATTAGTATTCTATCCATTGTGCGTAGTGTTTAATCCGTAATCAGATAACGATGGATGCACCCATTGGAAGTCAATCATATCAGGTGCAAGTGGAGTGTTATCAATCAACAATGCTTTCTCTTTCTTGGCTTTAATCTTTGCACCGAATCCTGACTTTACTTTGATCCCACGATATCCAATGTAGTGCCTTATTTGGTGTTCGGTTATCTTGTAATAATCTGCCCATTCAAGTGCAGTTTTCTCCGTTGCGTGTTCCATTATGTATTCCAAAACTATCGGTGTTTTTCGATATCCTGAATCTTTACCCTTTAATCCATTTCTGTAAAAGAACTGGTGCATTGTTCTATAAGTTACGTTCGCAAGTTTCGCCCACTCTTTGTAGGTGTACTTGGTTGGTGTTGCTTTGATTTGTTGTACTATTTCTATGTCCATTTTGTTTTGTTTTTTAATGTGTTATTTAATATGTGATAACTTGCGCTACAAAGCAATGAGGCACTGCTTGTAGCTGACAGTTAGCCGCAAGCCTAAGACAGTTCACGGTAAAAAACGACAGCAGAAAAGCCTTCTTGAAAGCAAAATGACTGTTCAACTGCTTTTACATCTACCTGTAAAATTTCAATGTCTGTTCTGTTTACAAAGGATTCAAAATCTGACACCTTTACGAATAATTGTACTCTTTTCATTTTTATTTGTGTTGTGAGAAAGGCCAGCGGCTAACAGCGGTTTTGCAATAGCCGCCTGACAGTTCTCGGTTAATAATTAAATTCTTCTTTGGCGGCCATCGCAAAGCCGCAAAACGTTATCACTCCAAGTACACCACCAACTTATCTTCATTGCTTTCTTCCTCATCAATTTCAAACATTCCAAGAGGTACATTCTGCGATATGGCAATATGGAATAACCTATGGTCACGAGATGACTTTGGAACGCATACCCTATATGTCTTCCCTTGATAATCAATCGTTGGTCTTGTGATGGTCAGCACACCACCACGATACGATGTAAGCACTTCAGTAGTATGCAAAAAGAACGGATGTTGCGATGCTACACGATAGCTATGTTGATTAGTGCTATAAACTATCTTGATGCAGTTAGGAGGTGTCATAGTGTAAGTGTATTATAATATTCTCTTGCCTTGATAATCTTGCCTTGTAACTTCTCCATCAACGTAGCATCATAGTCAAAGTTAAACACTTTGATACGCTTCTCAATAGGTAACTCAAGTATGATGTCATTATTACGTTGGATCTGCTGACATTGAGCAATATAATCTTCATTCTCGTAGTTGCGTCCAAACTTCCAAGCAAGACGTTCGCACTCGGCTATTATCATCTCCTTCGTATTAGGCACAAGAGCATAGATTAACCGATACTTGTGAACCCCTGTTAACTTCATATAACATTGTGCCTGAACCTCATACATCGTAGTCGGCTCGGCTTCAAAGAACGTGCGTAGTGACCAAGAAGTCTTAATATCTTCCACCGCATCCGTGAGGATAATATCAGGTGTACCAATGATGAACTCATCTTGTAACTTCTCACGATTCTTTGTCCTAAAAGCACCGCCAAGCACATCTTGTACAAGTTGCATCGAATCTTGTTCCATTGCCAAGCCTTTGTCCATATATTCGTTGTTGACAAACTCACGATATCCATACTCATATTGTAACCACATTGATTCGACCAATGTCTTACCGGTTGCTGACAAGTTTCCTGCGTCTTTATCTGCTTTTAGTTTCGGTTCAGTTAGTAATGCACCTGCACCACTACATCTGAAAAGTATTTGCTTATCCATTTAATAACGCCTCCTTCGTATAGTATTGGGATGTCAATCCAAGTGTTTGAGCCACATCACGAACCGATGACAAGTCGCTAAGTTTCAAGCATTGTTCAATGAACTTCGATACCCTTTCTTTCTCTTTGGCATCGTTAATCTTATCATACGATAGCAACTCCGTATCTCCTGTAAATGCTATGACATCTTTTCGGTTAAGGTTCGCACCAAACAAGTCTCCAAAGTGGTCACAAGCGTCTTTGATAGCAATTGTCTTAGCGATTGGTAGTGCCATCATTACCGCACCTTTACCCACGTTTGACATATCCATCTGAAGTGAACCGCTACCTG